TCTTTGATCCACTATCCATATTAAGACGTGCATTACTGTATATAACAGATAATTCTTGTTTCCGTTCTTCTGGAAGATTTCTTCTTGATTCTCCAGCATATAAAGCTCTTAAATGCAATTCTTCTTTACTGAATTTATTTCTTAACCCCTCAGAAACTAATTGGCATCTATGCTTATATTCATTTGAATCAATATATTCAACCCAATGACCGCCAGTACCACCTTCATGAAGGTTTAAACATTTTTTACCAAGTTCCAAACGCTTTTCTTCTATTAGTTTATGTTCTGCTTCACATAATTCTTCACGACTATCATAATAATTTAATATTGTTCTTTTAACACCTTCCAAGCCATATTTTTTCATATATCGTTTAAGTAATTTTCCACTTCCAATATAATTATCATCCAACTTTTTTGCTTCATGCTTACCGTAATAATAACACCCATTAAAAGAACTTTCGGGATTATCTATGTATATTTCATAAGTGTAATAAATCATTACTCAATTATTTCCACATCATCATCTTTATCTAAAATAGCCGTATCGGTGTACACACTGAGCATGGATCTACAACCCATACAAGGGAAACAATAGCCATTACCTTTCTTGTCTTTTTTAAGTTCTTTCATCTTCTTTTCAGAAATATAATCTGGAACCATACGTTTAGCGGAACATTCAGCAGCTAATTCGGTTAAATACCAGTATTTAGAATCTTCATGAATATTATCTTCTTCAAGAATATATAAAAGTTTAGGGAATGTTGGAGCGATATATTTTCCGTTTTCATTCTTTACACCAAGAATTCTTTGCTTTAGTACTTCTTCAATAACCATTGCTAAATCTTCTTTGGTTCTTTCATCAGAAACTTCACCAAGATACATGCATACTGAAACGAACGGTGTTTGACCATTAGTTGTTTGTAAAGTAATTAACTGATAATTTAATGTCTGAATACCTGTTTCAATTTCTCTCTTTACACGTTTTTCAGTAACTTTTTCTAATTCTTCATCAGAGATTTCTGGAAAATCTTCTTTCAAAGATTTGCGAATCTTTTGACGTGAAATATCAACGAATGGAGCTAAATGAGATAATGTAAATGTCTGACCCCCGTACTGGCTACTAGCTACCTGTGCCACAATCTGAGTCGCAATATTACAAGCGGTATTAAAAGATTTTGGTTTATCAATCTTTACGCCAGAAATCATTGTACCATTTTGAAGCATATCTTCAAGATTAATTAAGCAACAGTTATAAATCGGCATACTAAAATAATCAGTATCATGAAAATGAATAATACCTTTTTCGTGTGCTTCCCAAATATCTGATGGAATTAAATATCTACGTGAAATATCTTTAGAAACTTCACCGGCCATATAATCACGCATAGTAGATACGATAGTTGGGTTTTTATTTGAATTTTCTTGCTTAATACTTTCATTGGTATTATTAAGTAATGATAAAATAGACTCATCCGTTGTATTCTGTCTTGATTCCAATTCTTTAGCATAACGATATTGAATATATTCTTTAAGTACATCATAATTTACAGATATAGCTCTTTCAACCATATCTTGAATATCAGCAGTTGAAATAGTATGTTTTCCTTCCTTAACAACTGTTTCAATATCTAAAGCAATCTTTTTAATATCTTCGTTTGTAAAGCGTTTATCTAAACCAACTTTCATATTAGCATTCGATATAGCATTAATAATATTACTCTTGTAAAATGTTGCCTCAGCCCCGTTTTTCTTAATAACTTTCATATTCGTACCTCTATTTGCCTATAATTTTTAATAACCATTTTAACTATATTTTTTTAATATGGTAGTATTATTTATTGTTATTATTATATTTTTTAAATTATACTAACATATTGATTTTACAATATATTTTTATAAGATATTGATATACCTATTTAAAATTTTTTATGCTATTTATCAATACGTCAGAAGTGATGACTTCCCTTAATCTTGGATGTAATGGTTTAGGTGGATTATCAATTTTTACCCATGCAAACCCATCATTTTCATGATTAAGTTTAGGTATAAATTCATCAGGTGTCAACAATAAAAGTGAATGATAACAAAATTTTTTATCCATTGATTTAAAGCAGTTGAAAGCCATCCACTTTTCTATTCTTGGTACAAAACCAATTTCTTCTTGAATTTCTCTTGTTAAACCGTCCAAAATATGCTCATCATGATGAATTTTTCCCCCAACTAAACCCCATCTTGACGGATATGAGCTAGTAGTACTTCTTAAAAGAAACAAATATTTGTCTGTTTTTGTACATTTAAATAAAGCACCAGCAGATATTATCATTTTTATAATCCCATATTTTTGTATTAATTATAATTAATTATTACAATCTAAATCAATATAAATATTATTATAAAATTTGAGGTTTCAATAATATGAATACAAATCTTAATGAAGTTAGAGAAAAAATGATAGATGGTATTTTAACCCGTCTTGGTGGCAATATGATTGATGTAGAATTAGATAATTCTACATTACAAAAATGTATTGACTTAGCAGTTGCTAAGTTAATACAAAGAGGTGATGCTTTTGTTGAAGAATCGCTTGTATTATTAACTTTACAAAAAAATCAAAAAGAATATATCTTACCTAATGAAATTGTCGAAATTCAACAGATATATAGGCGTGGCTATGGTAGATCTTATGGTTCTACAGGTGGTCAAAATATGGATCCTTTTGCTATGGCTTGGACGAATGTATATATGGCTGGTGCAATAAATGGTGTTAGAACAGGCGGTTTAGTAACTTATGAATTACATAATAATTATTTAAAAACCGCAGGAAAAATGTTTGGTCAATATATGAATTATTCATTCAATCCTAATACACATAAATTAATTATTGCAGAAAATCCAAGAGCTGACGATGAAATTATTTTATTACATTCTTATGTAGATAGAGCTGAATATGAAGTATTGCAAGATAGATATGCTTCATTATGGATTGAAAATTGGGCTTTTGCGGAAGCACTGGAAGTATTAGGAAGAATCCGTAGCCGTTTTGGTAGTTTACCAGGACCTAATGGAGGGGTTAATCAGGATGGCGATGCTTTAAAAACTGAGGCTAAAACATTAAAAGAAGAACTTACCAAAGAACTTAATAATTTTGTTCCAGGTGGAGATGTGACTCTAATGCCTTTCTCTGGTTAATAATTGAAAAAATAATTTGACAATAATTTTATTTTTATATATTTTAGAAAAAAGTTTTATAATTCATTTTAATAAATACAAAGTATAAAAACTCTAATACAAATGAATTATCTGTGTGGGGATTAAATGTCAAATATAAAAGATAAATACATACGAGGTCTTGACGACTATAATAAGGAGATAGTACCCCACAAGCTATCGTTTTATAATGGCGTTCAAGGCCTCTCCTCGTTTTTTGATTTATTAGATTCTTTATCTTTCAACACAGATTTTTACACATCTAATTTTAGATGGGGTAAACGTTTTATTTCTACACGTTTAAAAGATATTACTTGGATAACATCATCTGCTAATAAAAAATACACAGATAGAATTTGGTGTAATTCACAAAGAACATTTAATACAGTTGAATTAGACGCTAAATTTACCAATGATGTTATAAAAAAACATTTTTTATCAGTATTTTCTAATAAAAGAAAAGCTAAATTTTATTATAGATTACCTGATATTAATAAACAGGAATTAGTAGGTTATGAAACCGCTTTAAAAAATTTGTATTTAATTGATGGTAAAACATTCGGTGCAAGCCAACAATATGGTACTGATATTTTATTAATTGATATTGATAATTATCCTATGACGCATGCAATAGGTGTATTAAAAAATTTTTTGGAATATCTTAATATCAAAGTTAAGGATTTAATTTTTATTGAACAAAATGCGTTCACTGGTGGAATTCATACTGCCATTAAATTACCACATAAAATTGTTAATAATGAATTTTATAGTGATTTAATGTCATATATGAGTGAACAAAATATTCGAATCGAATGTGATTTTCAAAATAAGATCTTACGACTACCATTGTCTTATGAATATGTAGCATTAAAACATGATGAGAGAATATTAGATTATGAAGAATTTGTACCTCAAGATTTATGGGAAGATACATTTGAGAATTATTTAAACAATTTGAATTTCAAGGTATGTAATTCTGATTTCTTAAATAATTTCATTATTCAAAAACATTTAAAAGAATATGGAAAATTACTTAATAAACCTTTAACAAA